CAACCAGCACCACGCTAGCCCAAAGGCTCTACGCGCGGAAATGTGTTTTGTATCTTGCCCCCAGGTTCCACGCCAGGGACGCGCCTATTTTACCCTTGGTGCATGGCTGCATCAATGGCCGCGTAGTCGTCATAGCAAACCGTGACAGTAAAGTCGCAACGGTCAGCCAGGCAGTGTTCCTTATCTGCGCGGCGGTCTACTTCGTCCATGATTGGTTCCCATGCGCGCAGCTTGTTCTCTGCGGCGCGAAGGCGGGCGATTAGTGCTGAGATATGCGCCGTATCAATCTGCACGGCATAAAGCATCGATTCAGCCACAGCTTGCTCAAGCTTAGCCAACTGATCATCAGTAATCGGCTGTAAGGTGTTTTGGGTCATTGCTGTGCTCCTTTGGCGGCAAAGTACGCTTCGCAGCGTTTCATCCACCCTTTTGAGTAGTATTTTTCAAATACTTCTGGGTCGGCTTCTTTTATCCAGTTTGTGCGCTTTGAGTTGAAAACCTCGCTTTTCCTAAGCATATGCCTGTCCTCTTGAAGCTTTTTCAAAAGCTCGTCTTTCTCGTCGCAGGCACTGCACTTAAAAATTCTGAACATGCTTACCCCTCCATCCAATACCGGGCCACACGGCACGGCTTTCCGTCTCGGTTGCTGACTACGATCATCGTCTTAGCGATGGTGTGGCCAGCGTTCTTTAGGTCATTGATGCGGCTTGCTAGGCGGGCTATGCCGTACCAGTCCTTTGCTTCTTCCTGCGTGATGCTGCGCCCGTTCCGCATGTGTGACAGCAGCGCGTGACATTGCGAGGCCTTGCTTGTGTCGGTACTCACTTTTTCATCCTCTTTTTGACATACGCCAAAGTGTCCGCCCATGCGCTTTTTTTGAAATGCGCCGATTCTTTCCAGTAGCGCAGTCCTTCGTCCGCAAGTGACGCTTGATCAGCAAAAGGCACCTTCATGCGATCAAGCTCTTTTATCAAGTTTCTGTGTATGAACTGCTCAGGCGTCATAGCTTAACCCACTCGTTTTTGCCGTTGTAGTAGCCTCGCCACTCTCCTACGCGGAATGCTAGGGTTCCTGGCGAGCAGAGCCATGCGGCAGATAGCGGGCCTCCCGACATGTCGTGACGGATTGCGCGACCAACCAACACGGCACGCTTTCTAATGCGTCGCGCAGTAACTAGCGGAGTTTTTGATTTGACTAGCGTGCGCTCCAGTGTTCCGATATTTTTCATCTTACCTCCTGTGAGTAAGTAGCGCCGGGGTTAGCCGGCGCAGTGGGTTAGGCGGTTGGACGTGAGTGCCATTTAAATTTTTTATAGCAATCCGTGTTTATGTATTGTGGGTCTCCGTCCTCATCAGTAAGACGCACGACGCTTTCCCTTTTTTCGTTGATCGGGTATTTATTAAAACGTTTATATACGCTGCATCCATGTCCTTTTTCGTCAATGCACTCAAGTAAATCGCCAACTTTCCAATTTTCTGGATTGCCCATATCCTCAACCGGCGCGCCATGCCGTTCCTCTACGCCATCCATCAGCTCATGGCATTTATCCAGCAACGCCAGACCCTCTCCCGCCAGCTTCTGCACCAGCTCTGCACGCTCAGCGTCGTAATCGTTCATAGCCTGGCAGTGGCGCTCTACCTCGGCCTTTTGCTCTGCGTCGATAGCGTGGATGCGGTCTCGGATTGCGCGGAGGTCGTCGGTAGGCTGAGCAGCATCAACAAAGCCAGACTTACGATTAAGCAGCTCTTGTGCGGCTTGGTTCTCGGCGAGAGGTGCGGCAGACTCAATTGCATCGCACAGAGCATCGCTGACGATTGCAACCTCCGAGGATTGCTCGGTAGTTGAGGCGTGGGGGCGCCAGGCCATGACCTCGTCACCAAATCCTTTATGCCTCCAATTAAACCGTGAGGCATACCCTACTAGCTTAAGCCCGTTACGGTCTCTCACCTCGACATGAACTGAATTTCCTGCCGGGCACTTACCGCCCCTATGCCTGATCCATCCGTCTTTGTTAGCTTTCATACGCTACCCTCCTTTGCCTTGATCTTGCGAACCTTGTCTTTTTTGATGCGGTTCTTTGTTACAGCCTGGACGTGAGCTTGCCGTGTCCAAGGAACCTCGTCGCCCCACGCATAGATAGCTTGGTGGGTCATGCCTAGCGCGTCTGCCGCCTTGGCTACGCTGCCGAAGTAGTCGATAACGTCTTGGGTCTTCATCGGTGCCTCCGTGTTGGTTTTGCACAGCATAGCGCACAAAAATATTTGCGCAAGAGGGTTGCGCAATTTTCTGGCGAAGGCTACAGTTCACCACGTCAGCAACGAAACGCCAGAAGGGCAAAGGGGAAACAAGATGGCTCGCAAAGAAATGATCTACTCGGTAAGCAAAGAAACCAATCAGATCGTTCGCGTATCTCGCACCTACCTGGCAGCGCTCCAGTTTGCCGATGAAACCATGTACATCTGCACCTCTGAGTTTCAGAGCCTGAAAAAAGGCGACACCATCAGCAACATCGTGGACATTCTGCAATGATCACCTGGGGCCTTACCGGGCGCGGCAATGACCGCCGCGCTACGGTGTTCTGCATGAAGTGCCGAGAAGTCATGAAACGTGATGTACCGGTAAACGAAGCGCGCGAAGAGGAAGAGAAATACGCAGCTACTCACAGCTGCAAGCGATAATCCGCTGCCCTTACGGTAGCAGGGCATAACAGGAGGAAAGATGGAAATCAACGTATCACTGGACGGCTATGACCTTGTGGTAAAGGTTCACAGCGTAACGGACGTGAAGCCGAATCACTCGACTTGGGATAGCGACTGGGACTACTACGGTTACAGCGAGATTGAGTTTGAAGTCATCGCCGGAACCGAGACAGACGAGGACGGCAAAGAGTTCGAGATGACCAAGGAGCAGCTCGCGGACGTTCAAGACGAGCACGGCGAGCTGATAGAGGAAAAGCTATGGGAAGAACTGCGAGAGGAACAGGACTATGACTGAGCAACCGGAAACCATCATCGGCGCGATGAAAACCGCGCTGCATGACCTGCGCCACAGTGGAGGCTCTAGCGACTACGTTAGCGGCATCAAGTACGGCGTATGCCTTGGCTATGCCGCTGCATTTGAGTATGACGTAATGAAGCGCCTGCATACGCTGGCAAAGAACGCCGCAGACTACGCGCGCAGAGATTGGCGCAATGCCGGCCATCGTGCCGCACAGGAGGTTGTATGAACACCGATATTCACGACGACGATTACAACGACCTTGAATCGGATCACGCCGACGCGCTGCGCGAGATTGAGCGCCTGAGCATTGCCAATTTCAGCTATGCCAATGACGTACTTATGAAGCTGCAAGACAAGGCGTATCAGCTTGGTTTGCAGCGTGGACGATTTGAGGCGCGCAATGCTGCACCTGAATCCGCCTGACGTACTGCCGCCCGTTTCGTGCCCGCTCATCATCCAAATGCCATGCGGTCGCCTGGTAAAAGCTGAGCGAACCGGGCATGTAGAGAGCAAGGATAGAGACTTGGAATACCGCACCAGTGACGGTGTGGTGATTGTTGGTAGGCTGAAATGGGCGTATCCGTAGCCTGTACAAATCACCAGTTGACCCCTGGCCACGGAAGGCTAAAATAAGCACCGCGCGGAAGGTTTGAGACCCGGAAGCGAATAGACCTAAAGGGGCAGCCCGCAACGGCGAGCACCTTTCCTACCCCGTGACCTTTAGCCTCCCCGCTATGGTCGGGCCACGGGGGAAGTCTCAAAAGGGTGTTCGACCGTTGCGGGCTTTCTTGTTTTTGGTGGTCGCATGATCAATCAGGCTTATTTAATCAGCGCAATTGATTACAACCCTTTATCTGGCGATTTCACATGGAAGAAAGGACATCATCTTGCCGGGAAAAAGGCAGGAACACTTCTTTCTTCTGGTTACGTGTACATAAAAATACGCGGAACGAAGTATATGGCTCACAGACTTGCATGGCTTTACATGCATGGAAGCTTTCCTGATGTGTTTATAGATCACATAAACGGAAGCCGTAATGACAACAGAATTGAAAATTTACGCAAAGCATCCGGCTCTCAAAACCAGCACAACAGAAAGGTTAGAAGAGACTCTTCTAGCGGAGTAAAGGGGGTTTGTTTTGTGCCTTCTTCTGGGCGATGGAGGGCAAGGATAAAAATACACGGGAAGGAAATAAACGCAGGATATTTCTCTACGATGGAAGAAGCGGCAAAGGCTATATCTATCACGCGCGCCAAGCTTCACGGCGATTTCGCCAGAGACTAATACCAAGAGGAATTATAATGAGCACAGAAGTAATCCAGCGCCAAGACCAGGCGCCAGTTGTCCAGGCTGAATCTACCACCATCCTGCAAGTGATCCAGCGCGCTGCCGCCGATCCGCAGTGCGACATTGAGAAGATGGAACGCCTAATGGCCATGCACGAACGCATGCAGGCCAAGAACGCGCAGACCGAGTTCAATGCCGCGATGGCCGCTATGCAGTGCGACATTCCTAGCATTGCCGAGCGTGGCGAGGGCCACAACCGCAAGTCATACGCCACGCTTGAGGACATTAACGATGTAATCAAGCCGATCATGCAGCGCTACGGGTTTGCCCTGTCGTTTCGCGTTGAGCACATCGCTAACGGGATCAACGTAACTGGCGTGCTGATGCACAAGGCCGGGCACCGTGAAGAAACGACCATCCTGCTGCCGGCAGACACCAGCGGCAACAAGAATGCCGTTCAAGCTGTCGCTAGTTCGGTTAGCTACGGGAAGCGATACGTCATGTGCGCCATGCTTAACATCAGCACCAGGGGTGAGGATGACGACGGCTATGCAGCGGCCCCTAGCGCCTGCATTACCGAGCAACAGGCCAAGGCCGTGCGCGCTCAGTTGGCAAAGTGCAAGCCAGAGACTCAAGCCGGCTTCATTGGCATGTACGGCGAACCGGAAGAAATCGGAAAGGCCGACTATGACAAGGCAATGGCTCAGCTTGCTAAGGCCGTTAAGCGCGACACGGAGCAAGCCTAATGGAAATCATCACCAGCATTGAGCAGGGTTCAGCCGAATGGCTGGCCCTGCGCCTTGGGATCGTAACAATGTCTGAGCTTGATTGCTTGCTTGTCAGCGGTAAGGGTGAGGCTGGTTTCGGCGTGCAGGCATTCAGTTACATGAACCAACTGATTGGCGAGCGTATTACCGGAGAGGCTGCGGAGCTGCCGTTTACCACTCGCGCGACTGAGCGTGGGCATGAACTTGAAAGCAAGGCGCGCGAGCTGTACATAGACCGTGAAGGCGCCACTCTGGATAGCGCAGCAATCATCCTTAACCACGGCTGCGGCTATTCACCTGACGCTATGGTCGAGTCTAGCGGCCTGATCGAGATAAAAACCAAACTACCCAAGTTTCAGGTTGACGTGATCCTGTCGGGTGAAATTCCCAAGGAACATGTCGCGCAGTGCCAAGGCGGACTATGGGTTTCGGAACGCGAGTGGATCGACTTCATCAGCTACTGGCCAGGCATGCCGATGTTCGTTAAGCGCGCGTATCGGGATGAACCTTTGATAGCCAAGATTTCCGAGCGCGTGACTACCTTCTATGAGCTGCTGGAGGCGCGCATGGATAGGGTGCTAAGCGCATGATCCGGGTCATCCATCACGGCATTCGCCTATACCTTGACCCTGATGACATTCTCTATGCGTCTCGGCCTGACGATGATTCGGATGTTGTGGCTAGGACTCAGGGTGGCGCGCTTGCACTGCCCTGCAAAACTAGCCTTGTGAAGCTTGCGCAGGAATACCAGCAGCTTGTGCTAATCCATCGAAATTCTTTGGTGCGCCGAGATTACATCAAATCCGTCGTGTGCATTGCCCGCAAGGCAGAAGGATGCACAGTAATCCTCAAGAACGACGTTCAACTACACGGCAGCCGCCGTTTCTATCAGGAGTGGACAGCATGACCCATCAACAACGCATCCGCGCACTACGCGACGAACAGCGCCACGCTAAGGCACTGCTCAACGTATCGGACCACGAAATCCGCATGGCCGCACAAGCTCGGGTATTGGCCATTGGGCTGGAGATTGACGCCGAGTTCCTGCGTCACCAGCAGAACGCTATCAGCATTATTTGAGGTAGCAATGATCCACCACACCACATCCCTGCGCGACCAAGAGCGCGAAGAACTGGCGCGCATGATGAAGGCTTACGAGAAATCGCACGGCAAGGTAAAGACCTTGCCCATCATGCAACGGGACACGACAGGGAATTTCCACAACATCGACTCGGCCAGCCGTGTTCGCGGTCAGAAACGCGGACTGGTCAAGATGAACGCCAAGGCCAAGCCGGAGCCAATCAAGTTCGGCAAGCGCGGGACGGCTCAGGCTAAGCGTAACTCTGTACTACGGGAGGAATGGTAATGAAAAATGATATGCCGGATCATGCATACGCCAAGCAAGAGCTAGAGGGGAGGATGGCCGCAAGGAATGATGACTGCCCCTACGGCATTCGTCAGATTGGCAAGCGCTGCGCCTGGCTGGCTGGGTTCCGTGATGCCAACCGAAAGCACGGCACAAAGTAGGAGGAAGCATGGCGAAAACATCAACCGAACGCATGCGAGAAAAACGCGAGCGGGACAAGCTGAAAGAGGAAGAGCGCCTAGCTTTGCTGCTGGCGTGCACAATCAAGCTTGACCTCTACAAAGGCACCGATGCAGCACTGACGCGCATCATGGAACGATCAGGGATTGAGGAGCGGCAAGACGTGCTGACTAGGCTGATCCACAACACTGAAAAACTGGATGATGAACAGCTTTCATCAATGCTGCGTTTGTCTTGAGTAAAGATCAAGTGACAGAGCAGTGTGACGCGCTATAGTTTGCACATCAGCAACGGAGAGCGCACATGAACAATCTAAACATCATCGCAGGCGCTGCACTGGCCGCACTCCTGATCTTCACCCTTGGCCACGCCAGCTATGAGGATGCCAAGGAAGAACAGGATATGTACTGCAAGATGGTGGCCGATGGTACTTGGCCGGACTACAAACAGAACTTTGAGAGGATTTGCAAATGACTAAGGAAGAATGCCCGAACTGCCCTGGCCGTGACGATCACGACGCCGAGCATTGCCCGATCAAGCCTAGCAAAAATGACGTGCGCGCATTGCTTGAGCGCATTGACGAATATCTGACAGAAAAAGGTGTTCCGTATAGCGGCAAGCTGCGCGTCGAGTTGCGTAATCAGCTGAACGCCGCGCAGCCTGCGCCGGTAGTGCCGGGCACGCCGAGCAAGGTGCGCTGTGTTGCAGACCTGACCTACGGTCAACTGAGTTTTACGGCTGGCACTGAATACGACGTGAAGTCTTATAGCGCAGATCGCGTGCAGGTCTTCGCCGACGCCGTAGGAAGTTTTGCGGAATTGTCCAGCGGCAAGTTCAACGAACATTTCAATGTCACCCACTTCGCCGCCGTGCCAGCGCAAGGGCGGCAGGTGGAGTTCGGTGACGCCTACCAAGGCGCCCGCGAAGACCTGGCCATCTGGAAGCGACGTGCGCTGGAGGCAGAAGATAAGCTGCGTCAGGCTGAGCAGTCCGCCCCGGCAGCTATCGAAGTGATCGGCTACGCCTCGCCAGGCCAAATCGAAATACTGCGTAGCCTTCCGCGCACTGGCGGAATGAAGGTTAAGGGCTGCGAAGACAAGCGCTATACCGAGCCTGTTGTTCTGCTTAGCGCAGCAAGGTCGGCTCTGTTATCGGCGGTCATTCGCTGCGAACAGAAAGGTGCTTTCAAGCAGTGTATGGAATGCGGCTATCAGGACGGGCACGACGAGATATGCCAGCACCACGAAAGCCGACGCGCCGCGCTCAAGGCGCAGCAGGCGGGGCAGGAGCCGGTGGCGTGGGCGTTGCAGCGTGAGCTACAGCAATGCCTATGGGTTTTGCGCGAGATCGGCAGCATGGATGCTGAGGACATCACCAGCGATGACGTTGACCTGCGTTTTGAGGACAGCGAAGGGCGAGAAACTGGCTGCGACGTTTCCATTGTCGAGTACGCCGAGCGCACGGCAAAAGCGATTGAGCAGGTGCTAGCCAATACCACACCCCAGCCCGCGCCAGCTCAGGACGTGGCGGAGAAGGAGTAACGCATGTATCCGAAACGATTTCTTGTGCAAGGCGTTGGGAAAAATGACGCTGATTACAAGGTTACTGAACATGATCCGGAAACACGCAAGCGGATCGTTTGGATATGCCCTATCTACGAAATGTGGCGCGGCATGCTAAAGCGCGCCTTTAATGCGGATTTTCACAAGCTATGGCCAACTTATGCAGATGCAGACGTTGCACAGCCGTGGCTGACCTTTAGCGTATTTAGGAAAGACATTCTGGCAATGGGATGGAAAGATGGATGCGGCTTTCATCTAGACAAAGATTTGCTTGTGCGTGGCAACAAGTTGTACAGCCGCAACACATGTCTTTTGATTCCGATGAAGGTCAATCAGTTCATCAATGACGTAAAGTCAAAAAAATCAGATTTGCCAATTGGCGTTGTCAGGCAAAAGAAAAAGTTTGATAGCAGAATAAAAAATCTTTCAGGCCAAGTGGAGCGACTTGGTATTTTTGATACACCAGAGGAAGCGCATATGGCTTGGCGCATGAGGAAGCTTGAGCTTGCAAAGACTCTTGCAAGTGAACAAGAAAACCCTGTAGTGGCTGCGGCATTGATTGCGCGGTATGACTTGGCCCACGACAAGCAGAGCGGGGGTGCTGAGTGATGGGCGCGCCGATAACCGAGGAGCAAAAGAACGAAGCCATGCGTCTGATGGATGTAGAAGGTCCGGTGCAGGGGATGATGCGCCGGGCTTACCGCTGCGACGATTGCGGGCAAGTGTTTCTGCGCCGCTTCATTCCGTTCGGCTTAGGGCGCGGGCAGTCATACAACATGTGCATGTGCCAATCCACGGCCAACCGGATGGATCACACCACCATCGTTCTGGAGTGCCGCCCATGACCCCTATCCCAACCGAACTGCGCGAGCTGATGGAGGTGATCCATGACTGAGTACGTGACCGCAGAAGATGAGGCGCGGTTTATGGAAGTGATGGCCGCATATGACGAATGCATGCGGCAAGAGGCTATCAGTATTAGTAAGCGCAAAGCGTGCGAGCACTTTACCAACTGCCGCGATTGCGGAAAGTTCACTGATAAATCCAGGTGGGTGCGCAAAGACTCAGCCCACGCAATAAACCGAAACCATAGGCCGCTGTGCGTGGCTTGCTTTGATGAATACGACTGAGGACTGACCATGACCGACACCATCAAGATCAGCCGCGAGCTGGCGATTGACCTGCTAGACCAAGGTCGTCGCACCGTAACGTGGGCCGCCCAAGACAAGCTCCGTGCCATACTCGCCACCCCTCCCGCCGACGCCGCCGATATGGGTGGGCAGGCGGGGGAGGAAGTGGAGGTGGTCGGCTATGCAGGTAAATACCAGCTGGAATTAAAGCGCCTATACCCGCAGTACCCAGGCATGAAGATCAAAAAGGAGTCAGACGCGCGCTACACAGAGGCGCTAATGACCGTCGCCCAGCATCACCGCATCCTCGCCCAGCACCGCCAGCAGGCCGGGAAGTTGGCGGAGGCGTGCGAGGCGCTACTTGTCGAGTTGGCAGGCATGGGCATAGACGAACGCTATCGCATAGTGCTGGCTATGCGCGTATCCCTCGCAGACTGGGAGAAAACATCATGCGGGAAAGTAACCATGTGCCAGCATAACTGGATATTCAGCACGCCAGGGCATATCAAATGCACGCTATGCCAGGCAGTCGGACAGCGATGGTTTACGCCTGCTGAGAAGCGTGAACACAAGTCAGGGAAGTGGTTTTACTTGGAGGCTAGGAAATGATCTGGACAAAGGAGCAAGACGCGCAGCTAAGGTGCCTTTCGGCAGAGTTTCCAGCATGGAAGATTGCCATATCAATCGGCACTAGCGAGCATGCGGTATGGAATCGAGCCAGACGCCTCGGTATCAAGGTAAACCCAAATCGCCTCAATCGAGCACCGCGACGTGATAGCCTTTAGGTTTGCACAGGAGTAAGAATTATCATGGCAAAGGCAAGCATTTACGGCATCAGCCCGGAAAACCCAGACAACTCACCTGCCTTGGTTCAGGCGATCAATGACGGTGTGCAGCATTTTGAGCTTGAGGCTGCTGTGTATAACTTCGGCAGCACCGTTGACGTTACGCAGGAGAAGCGCCTCAGCATCCAGGGCGCCGGGTACGCGCTGACCGAATTCAGGATTGGAGGCGCAACTGGAAAACCCCTACTTCGCAGCATTCGCCAAGTTGGCAAACAGCCGACACTGCTTGAGGTCAACGATATTATCTTCCGCTGGACCGGCGCTCCAAAGGCTCCAGGCTCTAGCGCTATCGTCTTGAAAGGCGCAGGGGACGGCTACCCAGAGCCTTGGGTAAGAACTGAAGGCTGCATGTCTTACGGGTTTGCCGATACCTACTGGCTTGAGCATGCCGGGAACTGTTACTTCGAGAAGAACTGGGGTGCTTTCGGTGGTCGCATGTTCCGTCTTGGTCGCGGGGCGTCGTTCGTCCACCTGATCAGGTGCTTTTCTCATGACGATATGCTTGTCTATGCGTTTGACGCTCAAGACGATGCATTCTCAAACGGGCTGACTATAGACAACTGCGAGTCTATTACATCGAACGGATGCAACGTGTTTGTGCGCGATGGCAGGCGGTGGCCATCGTCAACCAGTGCGGGTTTGACCTTGGTCAAGCTGATCAGCAGGCAGTTCGGATAGTCGGCACTCAAGATGTGCGCATTCGGGACAGCTTCATCAGCAGCAAGCCTGGAGTAGTACGCGAAGGGATCGTTTTAGATGGCTGTCACACGTACAACATAGACAGCAATACGGTTGTCAACTGCTCGGTAGGGATTCGAATTATCCCGCCAACTCAGTTCAGCCCGGCCAATGGCGTGATCTCTGGCAATACCTTTGACGGCAATATGTACAACGACATTCTGCTGATGCAGGGTACGCGAGGGACCAAAATCATGGCAGGCCACCATAAAAAACGCATGTCACGCACCGGTACTAATTTTGAGATATTCGGAAGCACGGCAGGAAGCGGGCAAAACGTCTATGCTTTCAACAGCTTTGCAGGTGAGGCATACGACCTAGCAGGAAGCCAACCCGGAAGCGTGGCGTTCGCCAATATCTTTGACGTTACCGCATGATCAGCAGACGCATTGCTGGTGACTGTATGGCGTTTTGCGTAGTCTGGTTATGCTGGGCTACGCTGGCGCCAATCGTTGCCGGCCCAATCAAGGGGCCGAGCGTTCTGCATGAATGCCCGGCGCCTAGAGTTGTTCACTATGTCGGAAGTGATCTACGGACGGGTAGACGTGTTGTAGATATATGTTCAAATAGCAGAAGTATATAAAAATGATGCTGATTCTTGTTATGTGCATGTACGCCAATATGACTTCGTGTGAAGAACAGATTCTGCACGACAACCTAGCCAATTAACGCCATTGCGAAATGATGGCTAGAATGTATGAGCCTGAAATCAAGCGTAACTCTAAGTATTACTACTTTGTTTGCATGTAATCACAGCGGCAAGTCTGTGCCGCCTTGGTAGTAATCAAGGAAATATTGAGCGCGCGCAATGCTTGCCCCTGTGTTGGTTATGGCAACAATGAACTCAGAGTTAGCCGGCAATATTCTTTCGCGTCCCTGCAAGATAGAGCCTGGAGTGCGCTGCGGACTGTTAGAAGCTCCAAAAAAGTATTCGGGGTCGTCAGGGTCAAAAGGCGTTCCATCGCTTACGGTGGTTACGTTCTTCTTAGCCTGACTAACCGCCGCAACCGGATTTACTCGATTATAGTTGCGCGGAGTAATTGCCGTTCCTCCGCTAACTCCAGTAGGGTTTGCATATAGGTCTATGCGCAATTCTTCTGCGTCAAATTCAAAGACTCGGGCCTTTACAATGATCGGACTAGGGCCAGTGCTAAACCATATTTTTCTAGTAGTAGATGCCGGTATTTCGCCGCCTTTTGGCCAAACTGCGCGCACATAGAATTGCAATCCGTTCTTTACGTTGGCCTCGGTATAAGGCTGCGTAGTAATAGCGGAAAGTCCTTCGTAAAGTCCTGGCGGAAAGCTAAGTTGTTGCGCCCAGAGCAATGGAGAAACAGCGCCTACTAGGTTGTTAAAAGTAACCCGAGCGGCGCTAATAAAACCGGAAGTGCGAATAAAGTACGGCGCACCAGATGCGGGCAAGTTAGTTGCCTTGGCCAAAGCTTGCCAAGTAGTGCCACCAACCGGCATAACTTCTACAGTCACAGCGCCGGAACTTGGAGTTGTGCCAAAAGTTAGCACAAGCTGTTCAGCGCCAAACATGCCTCCAGCTAACGGGCATTCTTGCGGAGTGTTGCTGGTATTCAGCGGGAAGTTAACCGGCATGGCTGCCTCCTATGGCGCAGCGGCGCCTATGGACTGATAGCGCGACACACAAAGCTTTAGGGCTTCTTCAAGCTTTGGGATTTTGTCGCGTAAGGCGAAATAAGCTCGTTGAGAGTCTCGGTCAAGCTCGGCCCATTCGCTGCCTCTACTACCCATGCCGGGAGAGGTGACGGAACCGGGCACGTTTGCGCACTGGGCGGCACTTCGGGTGACTTTGACGCGCAGCCCGCAGCCAGCGCCAGAATCAATACAAG